GAGGGGTCGCAGTAGCATACGACATAGTCGTACCGGGCAAGCGGGAGGGGACGGCAATAACGGATCCAATCGTTGCGGAAGATGGAGCCTTCGGTGATGGGGTTGTTCATCATCTCGCGTTGGAACGAGATATAACCCATGAAAGCCTCCTGCTTTCGGATCTCCTCAATCGACCACTTAGCCGCCCAAGAGGGTTTGCCATTGCGGTCGATGGCGTTTACCTTGGAGACCACGACGCCCTCGGAGGCCATGAAATTGGCGAGGACGGAGCACTTGCCGATAAGATTGCCGACCATTACGAAACGGCCACGGCCACCGTCGAGAGTGCCGAAAAGAGCCTCCTTGACCCACTTGGTGAGGCGGGCGACGCGGTCGGGATTATTGACAAGCTCGTCGTCGTCGAGGTCGTCGATCACGACATAGTCGGGGCGATAGCGCTTGTAGCGGAGACCGCGAGGTGACTGGCCGCGACCACGGGCGAAGAAAGCCCTGCCGTCGGCGGTGACGAACTTGCCCGTCTCCCACGAGCCGACGACCTTCTGAGTGCCGAAGTCGGAGATATAGCGCTGATTGAACTCGAATTCTGCCTGAATGTCGCCAAGCAGAGTCTCGGCGTTTTCCTTGCTCTTGCCGACAAGCACCATGAGATGGAGCTTGCGGAGGGCCTTCAGATAAAGAGGGATGCCGACATCGAAATGGACGGACTTGGCATGACCACGCGCCCACCGGGCGGCATACTGAATATTATCGTGGTCGCGGAGAGTGTGCGCGGCCTTGATCTGAAAGGGAGCGCAGTCGGTGTGCTTGCCTGTCTCCTCGTCGTCGCAATAGTGCGCGAGATAGTAATTGAAGAAACGGCCATAATCGGCGAGGAGCCACGCAATGCGTTTCTCCTTCTGCGCGGGTGTCTCCTTGACGGCGACGACCGATCGGGTCTGCACCGTCTCGCACCATTGTTTCCATTCCTCAATCGCTTCCTTGCGATCTTTTGCCGTGTGTCGAGCCATAAGCGGAAATTAAGCGACCTTGCTCCCGAGGAGCTCAAGGATATACTTGTTCTGATACTTGTTGACCATCTTGCGGAACTCGGCGGTGATGGCGGGGTCGGTCTCGGCCTGGTATTCGAGCCAACGGCCAAAAGCCATGAAGCACTCGATGAAGTCAACGACGGAGGCCTCCTTGTCGAGCTTGGAGATTGTGGCCGATAGCTTTGCAATCTGATCGGCAAGGCCGCCGACGTCCTTAAGGTCGGCCTCGCCGAGCTTGTCGGCCAACTTATTAAGAGAGCGGAGGACATTGTTGACGACCTCCTTTCGGGTGAGGGTCTGCGCCGTGCGCTTTTCGCCCCAACAGCCGTCCTTGACCCACTTGCCGACGGTGTTGGCAGAGACGCCGACCTTTTCGGCGATGGAGTTCTGAGGCATACCCTGCATGAAAAGGGCCTCCGCAAATTCCTTTTTATCTGATGAAACCTTGTTTGCCATTCATAATGCAATGATGTTTTGGGTTGGGTTTAACTTACTTTTCGAGTGCAAAATTGCCACAAAAGCTCGGGGCGGAAAAATAGAGTGTAAAGTTTTAACACTCTGTTTTGCAGGGGGGTAAACAATTCGGAATTTTGCGGCGTGAACGACATCGCGGAGTAGAGCAGACAGGTAGCTCGCGAGGTTCATTCCCTCGAGGTCGCGGGTTCGACTCCCGCCTCCGCCACAACCCCCTTTTGCGACCCGTCGGCGCGGCGGCACAGGGTTCTCACAATGTGAAGTGCCACACAGCCGCGCCGACATTTTTTATCTGACATCACATCAATATGAAAGAAGCGATCATATCAACGGAGCGGGTCAACAGCTACGGCTCGCGTGTAATAACGGCGGGGATAGATTACTCGCAATATGAGAAGAACCCCGTGCTGCTCTATATGCACCGACGCGGGCGCAGGGAGGATATGCCGATCGGCATAATGACGAATATCCGGGAGGAGAACGGCATACTCTACGGCACCCCGAAATTTGACGATGACACGGAAGACGAGCGCAACATCTCGAAGAAGTGGGATCGCGGGACACTGCGAATGCTGAGCGCCGGGCTCGACGTGCTCGAATGGAGCGAGGAGCCGGAAATGCTGATGGCCGGGCAGACGCGCCCGACCGTGACCAGGAGCAAGCTGATAGAGGTGTCGGTGGTGGACATCGGCTCGAATGACGACGCGCTGCAGGTCGGCCTCTATCACGACGGGAAACTGCTGACGCTCGCCGCCGGAGAGGAAAGCGACCATCTGCCGCTGCTGTCGCGCCCGGTAACGGAGGGCGGCGACGCGACCCCGGCAACAACACCCGAAGACGAACAAACCACAAATAACAATTCAAACAACATGGAAAAAATCCTCTTGAAACTCGGACTCGCGCCCAGCGCGACCGAAGACGAGGCAGTCGCCGCCATCGGCAGACTGCAGGAAGAAAAGGACACAATGAAGCTCGCCCGCATCACCGACTCGGTGGAGACGGCCATCAAGGAGCGCCGCATCACCGCCGACAAGAAAGAGAAATATCTCAACCTGGGCAAGCAGATCGGGCTCGACGGCCTCAACGCCCTCTTCGCCGACATGACACCCGCTCAGAAGCCCCTCGACCTCGTGAAGCCCGCCGGAGGCGGCAACGGCGGCGCCGTCAATCTGACATGGGCGACCGCGACCGCAGAACAGCTCGCCGACCTCCGCGACAACAACCGCGAGGAATATGTGCGACTCTACAAGGAACACTACGGCTTCGCGCCCGAGTTCTGAACCGACCGCAACTAACAACACCAACCAACAACAAAAGACGAATGAAAAGATTTCTTCTGGCCCTTATGGGCATGATTATCGGCCTGGCGACCACAAGCGTGATGGGCGCGACCCTCGGCGTTGCCGTGGGCGTCACCCCCGCCGCAGGTGCTCTCGCCCTTGACACAATCGCCGTGGGCACGTCGCTCATGGGCGGACTCGCACCTACAGGCGCACTCCGCGCCGGGCTCTACCCCGAGGCGTGGACAGGCGAACTCATCAAGGCATTCCGCGCCGCCGAGGCCGCAGTGGGATGGTACAACAAGATCCGCAGCTACGACCAGTACGTGGAAAAGGACATCATCCACATGGTAGACATCGGCGCCGACCCCGAGGTGCTTGTGAACAACACGACCTATCCCCTCGAGATCGAGACGCTCGAAGACGGAGACATCGCCGTGAAGCTCGACAAATTCCAGACGAAGCCGACCCGCGTGACCGACGACGAACTCCATGCCCTGGGCTACGACAAGATGGCCTCGGTGGTGGAGCGCCACAAAGAGGCATTCTCAGAGACGAAATTCAGCCGCGCAATCCACTCGATCGCGCCCGCCGAGCACAAGACCGCGACCCCGGTTCTGCTCACCACGGGCGAGGTGGTGGACGACCGCAAGCGGCTGACCCGCTCGGACATCATCGCGCTCAAGAAGGCATTCGACAAGGCGAAGATCCCCGCCCAGGGACGTATCCTCGTGCTCTGCGCCGACCATGTGGCCGACCTTTTGGAGCAGGATCAGAAGTTTGCCGCGCAGTATTACAACTATGAGAGCGGCGCCATCTCGCGCCTCTACGGCTTCGAGGTCTACGAGTACGACGAGTGTCCCTACTTCAACACCACAACGAAGAAGAAGCTGGCCTACGGCGCCGTTCCCACGACGACCGACCGTCAGAGCTCCGTGGCGTTCTCGCTCAAGCGCTGCATGAAGGCCAACGGCTCGACCAAGACCTATCTGCAGGAAGCCGCGAGCAACCCCACCACGCAGGAGAACCTTTTCTCCATGCGCACCTACACGCTGTGTCTTCCCACCAAGGCCGAGGGCCTGGGCGCCATCGTGAGCGCACCGAAACCCGCCGCACCCGCAGGAGGCGGGGGCAACGGCTAAACGACCCACTACCCGACGCTGAATGACAACACTCAAACGAGGAAGCCGGGGCGAGGAGGTTAAGCGGCTGCAGAAGAAGCTCAACCTCGTGGCCGACGGAATATTCGGATGGCTCACCGAGGAGGCGGTCAGGGACTTTCAGAAGTCGAAGGGACTGACCTCCGACGGTGTGGTCGGGGCGAAGACGTGGGCGGCTCTCGGCGAGGCAAGCGCACAGAGCAAGCGCCGGATAACCGACATCATCATCCACTGCGCGGCTACCCCCGAGGGGAGCGACGTAAAGACGTCCACCATCAAGTCGTGGCACATCGCGGGGCGCAAATGGAAGGACATCGGCTATCATTACGTCATCGAACTCGACGGCTCCATCCACGTCGGGCGCGACGAGTCGGTAATCGGCGCACACACCACCGGGCACAACGCCCACTCAATCTCGGTGTGCTACGTCGGCGGCTGCGCCAAGGACGGCAAAACGCCCAAGGACACCCGCACTCCGGCTCAGAAAGCCGCGATGGAGAGACTCGTGCGCGAGCTGCTGCAGAAATATCCCGGCGCAAAAGTGCGCGGGCACCGCGACTACTCGCCCGACCTCAACGGCAACGGCACGGTGGAACGCTGCGAATGGATAAAGGCGTGCCCGAGCTTCGAGGTGAGCGACTGGCTCAAAGAAACAGGATTATATAAACTGACTGCCTAATGACTGAAACGATCCTTGCGGGAATAGTGGCGATCATCACCGCCCCGCTGTCGGCGCTGCTGACTGCGGTGTTCCTGCGCTCGAAGCACAAGGCCGAGGTAGACCAACTCCGCGCAGACGTACAGAAGACACTGTCGGACGTGCGGGGGCATGAGCTCGACAACGACAAGAAAGCGATCGAGATGATAATGGAGCTCGTGGTGGAGCCTCTGCGCAAGGAGATGCTTCAGTTGCAGGGAAAAGTAGACACTCTGACCAATGCTATCGAGAAAATCAATTCTTGCCCTCATGCTGACGACTGCCCTGTTAGCCACGAGCTGCGCCGCACAAAAGAAAGCGGTGGAGGAAAGCCACACGGAGGTGCAATCGTCCGAGTCGCAACAGACGCGGGAAGCGACCCTCCTTGACGCGGCCACCGCCGCGAGGCTCGAGCGGATGGTGGAGGAACAGATCCGTCGGCTGTGGGAGACCACGACGACGACCGACGAGGCGACGGAGCGGGTGACGGAGATATTCGACACCACGCAACCGACGGACAGCGCCACCGGGACACCGCCGCTGCTGAGCCGCACGACCGAAAGGCGAGAGGCACGGCAGACAAGCGAGAGCCGGGAAAAGAGCGAGGCCACCTCCGCCGGAACCGAGACACAGGCCCAAGCCGCCGCCGCGACACTCACGGAGGCCAAGGCCACCGAAACCGAGGCCGCGAGCCGGAACAAGAGCGAGGCCAAGAGCAAGGAGGAGAAACGGAGCGGCAACACCGCCGCCCGGATAGCCCTGGCACTGATAATCCTCGCGCTGCTGACCGCTCTGGCGGCATATATCAAAACCCGATTAAAGAACCATTAAACACCATATAACAATGGCAAAGAAAGAAACCACAAAGGGCTCCGCGACGACCGTGGCCTCGAAAGCCGCCGAGAAGATCGCCGCCGACGTTCTGAAACAGAATCCCGACATCAACGAGGTGCACGTCACCTCTGACGGCACGGCGTTCTACACCCGCAACGACGCTCAGAACCACGCCAACACTCTGCAGAACCGCGAGGTCTACAGCACCAAGCGCGGCGCCGCCGCCCTAAAGGCCGCAGTAGCTGCGAGCAAGTCGGGCAAGGCCGACGTGTCGGAACCCGCCGACGGCGAGCCGGAGATCGACGAGCTGACGGGCGAGCCCATCAATGACAACCACGAAAACGCCGAGGCCTAATGCAGAGTCTTGAAATAACCCGCACCAACGGCAATCTGACGCGCTCGCTGCCGGGTAAAGACCACATAAGCGGCCTCGTGTTCTACTCGGCGACACTGCCCGCCGCCGAGGAGGGCACGGCGGGATTCACCGCCACAGAGCGCATCCACGCGATCTCGTCAATAGAGACAGCCGAGAAATACGGCATTACCTCCGACGCAGCGGCATGGGAGACCAAGGTGCTGCACTACATATTGGAGTCAATCTTCAACATGAACCCGGGCGTGAACCTCTATGTGGGCATCTTCAAGCCCGCCTCCGGGACAAACGCCTTCAGCGAGATCAAGCAGATACAGAATCACGCCCGAGGCGAGATCCGACAGGTGGGTGTGTGGAACGGCGCCGTGGAGCTTAGCGAAACGATAGTGAACTCGCTGCAGAGCGTTGCCACCACCCTCGAAGCCCAGAATAAACCGCTGTCGATACTCTACGCGCCCAAGGTAACGGACGTGACCTCGCTTGCGAGCTACGCCAAGACCGGGCGCAAGAATGTGTCGGTGGTAATCGCGCAAGACGGCGAGGGAACCGCCGCCACGCTCTACAAGGACGCGGGCAACACCGCCAAGGCGAGCGTGTCGGCCCTGGGCGACCTGCTCGGCGCCGTGAGCAAGGCCAAGGTTCACCAGAGCATCGCGTGGGTGGAGCAGTTCCCGACGAACATAGCCGTGGCCGCTTTCGGCGACGGCACCCTGCTCCGCAACCTTGACGACACGGTCATCAAGGAACTTGACGCCGCCCGCTTCATCTTCTGCGTGAACTACGACGGTCTGACCGGGTCGTTCTTCAACGACAACCACACCCTCGACCTGCTGACAAGCGACTATGCCTATATCAGCGACGTGCGCACAATGGACAAGGCCGTGCGCGGGATCCGCACCTACCTGCTGCCGAAACTCGGGCGTCCGATGATGGTGGACAAAGCCACCGGGAAACTTGAGCGCACGACGGTGGAGCACCTCATCACCACGGGCAACAAGGCACTCGAGGATATGGAGAAGGCCGGAGAGCTGAGCGGCTACAGGTTCGACATCGACCCGGACCAGAACATACTCTCGACGTCGCGAGTTCGCGGTGTGATCAAGAACGTGCCCGTGGGCGTAATGCGCAATCTCGACCTCGAGATCGGGTTCGCAGCAAGTGTCTAACCAATTAACCAAAGAAAGGAATGAACGCAACAGACGCAGCCTATAACGGAGTGCCCCTTATCAACGGCGAGGAATATGCGTGGGGCGACATCAAGACCTGCATCAACGGCGTGCCCATTACAGGTATCGTCGCCATCAGCTATGGCGACAAGCAGGACAAGCAGAACAATTACGGGGCGGGGCGCCATCCGGTGAGCCGCAGCCGTGGCCGCATCACTCCCGAGGCTAAAATCACGCTCTATATGAGCGAGGTTGTGGCGATAAGCCGCAACTCGCCGACGGGGCGACTTCAGGACATTGCGCCGTTTGACATCGAGGTGGCGTATATGCCGCCGAACGGAGTGATCGTGGTCGACAAGATCCGCAATTGCGAGTTCACCGAGAACGTGCGCGACTGGAAGGAGAACGACATGAACCAACAGGTGGAACTGCCGCTACTGCCGAGCCATATCGAAATGGGCAAGCCCGACGGTGTGTGACCTAAAGGCCACACGCTAAAACAAAAAAATCAATAACCCGCCGGGACGGGAGCAAGGATAGAGAACCGCCCCGTCCCGGCACAAAACCGCAAAAGCATGGATAAAGACAACATGACAATCGAGATGGACACCACCGAGTACAAAATCATCAACGGCGACATGACCGAAGAGCAGCTTTCGGCGCTGAAAGCCCGTCACGGTCGCATTGTGGAAATCGAGGTGGCCGACCCGGAGGTGAAGGAGCTTCACCGAGGCTACTTCCGTCGCCCGGACATGAAGACGATGCAGGCATTCTCGGCGACCGCCAAGAGCAACGACGTGAAGGCGGCTGAGGTGATGTTCGACAACTGCTGGGTTGGCGGCTCTGCGCTGATGAAGACCGACGCGGTCTACAAGCTGCAGGCCGTGGGCGAGCTTCAGAACATCTTCGGCAAATGCGTGTCTAAGCTAAAAAACTTGTAGAGGCGCACCAACTCTCGGGGGGCGTGGAGGAAAACGACCCCGGGGAGATAGCGAAGGGGTGCGCCTTGATAAGAGCGAACTTCCACACGGATCCCGAGACGCTCGACGATGAAAAGTGGGCGCTTCTGTTTCAACAGGCCGTGTGGATCGAGAACTACCGACTCGAAAACACCGCGAGGATCCTTGCCAAATTATTCTCACCCGCTGAATGAGCAACTATAATTTCAATTACGCATTCAACATAAGCGGTAACTGCAACGCCGTGGTCGCCGAGATTTCGGGAGGGGTAGAAAACCTCCAGAGGAATCTCCGGGCGACCACGTCTATGTGGGACACCTTCGAGGGGAAGATACTTGCGTTCAATCAGCTGACGCAGTATGTTCAGAACCTTGGGCAAGCAATGAACGAGACGCTTGCGCCGGGCGCCGCTCTTGAGTCGCAGCTTGCCGAGCTTGAAGCCATCGCGGGTGTTACTGCCGAGGAATATGCGACGCTTGAAAAATACGCCCGCTCGTCGGCCAAGGAGTTCGGCATATCGGCCTCCGGCGCCGTCAACTCCTACAAACTCCTGCTCTCGCAGCTTTCGCCGGAACTGACGAAAAACAGCGAGGCGCTCAATAACATGGGCAAGAACGTGGCCACTCTAAGTAAGATGATGAATGGCGACGCGACTGCCGCTGCCGAGGTTCTTACAACCGCGATGAACCAATACGGCGTGTCGCTCGACGACCCTATGGCCGCGTCGGATCGAATGTGGGAGATGATGAACACAATGGCTGCTGCCGCCCGAGAGGGATCCGCAGAGTTGCCCGCCATCAAGGTTGCGCTTGAACAATGCGGTATGGCCGCGAAAGCCGCCGGAGTGTCGTTTGAAGAAACAAACGCCGCCATTCAGGTACTCGACAAAGCGGGCAAGAAAGGCTCCGAGGGCGGTGTGGCCCTGCGCAATGTAATGTCAACACTCGCGCAAGGCCGCTTTCTTCCCAAGGACGTGCGCGAGGAACTCGCCGCCGCCGGGATTAGCGTCACCGACCTAACCGACAAATCCAAATCGCTCGCCGAGCGTCTTGAAGTCCTTAAACCCGTGATGGCCGACGACGCGCTGTTCAGTAAGCTATTCGGCAAGGAGAACTCCGCCGCCGCGATGGCGCTTGTGCAGGGTGTCCCCAAGGTTCAGCAATGGACGGAGGCAATCACGGGCACAACAACCGCCATAGACCAGGCAGATATTGTGATGGCGACCTATAACGAGCGCCTCGCTCGAGTACAGGCTCGGTTCGACGATTTCAAGATCTCAATCTTCAACTGCTGCGGCGACCTCGGAATATGGACGCAGGTGGTATTGGGCGCACTGATGCCGCTGTCGCAGCTCGTGCCTCTGATATGGGGCGCGGCCAAGGCCATAATCTTCTTAAAGACCGTCAATTTCAAGAGCGCATTTTCGGGTGTTGTTTCCTCGATACGCAACGTCTGTGCCGGGCTTGTAATGATGAACGCCTCCATTACTGCCTCCGGCGGCTATTGGCTCGCGTTCAAGGCCGTGGCGACCAACGTGTGCCGCTCGATAGGCGTGGCGATTATGAACATCCCGATCGTGGGATGGATAGCCGCCGCAATCGCCGTCGTTATTGCCGTAATACAGCAGCTATGGGATAAGTGCTATGCATTCCGCGTGGCCGTCTTTACGGCGTGGGAGGGCATTAAGGCGATATTCTCATACGCATGGGAGCTAATCTCCGGCTTAGCCCAAAGGATTGCGGAGTTTGCCATCAGCGTGTGGAACAGCATTAAGGCTATGGCTCAGAGGGTGGCCAACATCTTCATGGCCGTCGTCAACAAGAACCGCTCGTGGATTAACGCCATCCGCAACTTTGTGGTTAGGGTTGTCAATGCCGTAATCGCAAAGGTCAGTGCAATGTGCAAGCCTCTTGTGACGGCATTCAAAAACGTCGCCAACGCGATAAAGGGCTTTTTCGGCAGAATCATTGATTGGATACGCGACAAGTTCTACTCCCTTATAAATTGGTTTATCGACAAGTATAATTACATTGCCGAGAAACTGAATTTTGACAAGATCAAGCGCCTCGGTCGAGATGCCGCTGACCGTTCATGGGCAAAAGATCACCCGGAGCAGCCCGCCGACAATTCGGGCGGAGGTGGTGGTGGCGCCGGGGGCGGCGACGGAACCGACAACGGTGGCGGTCTCGGCGGAGGATCCCCCATCGGGAGCGCCCTCGGCGGTGTTGGCGGCGGAGCCTCCAAGGAGACCGACCGCGTCAAGAACATCAATATCACCATAGACCGACTTATTGACAAGTTTACTATCACCACAAACAATCTCAGCGAAAGCAAGGAGCGCATAAAGGACGCCGTGGCCGAGGCCCTGCTTTCGGCTGTCAACGACGCCAATTACGCTTTATAATATCATCATGCAGGATTATACATTCGACATAATCAACGCTCGTTTCATAGCCTCCGGCGTGGCCATACAGGCCAAGGGGCTCGCTTATCGTCTGCGGCTGAACAAAGGCCGTGACGTGATGAAGCAGGAGGACTACAAGCTCGGGACGCTGCCGGGGTATTCGATGCCCGGCGGGACAGCGGAGGGAACTGAGCCCATCAACAAGAGCGAGGAGAAGTGGAGCGGGGGCGGCGATTACTGGCTCGGGCGGACGGTGCTGACGGACATGGTGGTGAAAGTTCCGGATGAGGGGCTGCTGATGATGAACGACGTGACGGTGAACGTGAGCCTGCAGAAAGAGGTGGTGAAGACTGCGCTCGTGGGGCGCGCCGGAACGATAAAGGAGTATATCACGGACGGGGACTATCAGCTGAGCATGAGCGTGGGGCTGGTGGCGACGGACGATAACGGCGAGATAATAGACCAATATCCGGAGCGGGCGGTGGCTCAGCTGCGGGAGATATTGGAGCGACCGGAGGCGCTGGAGGTGAGCTCGGCGTTTTTGGACGTGTTCGGGATAAGGCGGATGGTGGTGACGGGCTTCTCGGCAAAGCAGATGACGCACTCGAACCGCCAGGTGATAGAGATAACGGCTCTGAGCGACACGGAGTATGTGATAGAATCAACGGATTATTAAACACCGATTAAACGACGATAAAATGAACGGACTGACGACAGAGGAGAACTGCGGCGACCTCGTGATAGAGGGCGGGGGCTGCGTGGTGGCCGGGACGGAGCAGCAGACGATAGAGCATGTTCTTGTGGCGAACCGCGGGGAGTGGCGTGAGTGGCCGCTTCTGGGCGGGGAGGTTCGGAAGATGCAGCACGGGATAGCGGGGCGCATGTGGGCGTCGCGAGCGCGGGAGATGTGCCGGGAGGCGGGCGTGGCGGTGCGCCGCGTGTCGGTGAGTGATGACGGAATAATCAGAGTGGAATGATAGTGAGAGCGAAAGACGGTCAGAGCCTTATAGACGTGGCGCTGATGGCGACGGGGAGCGCGGAGGGCGTATGGGCGCTTGCGCTGCGCAACGGCATGAGCGTGACGGACGCGCCGGGCTACGGCGCGGAGATAGCCTACGAGGGCGAAGACATCGCGGACGCGAGGACGGCGAGCCGCTACGAGGCGGAGAGTGTGTGCCCGGCGACGGAGGTGACGAAGCGGGAGCTTGCGTGGCTGCTGAACAAGCGTGTGGAGGTGATAAAGCCGGACTTCGAGGGCATCGTGGCCGACAGGGTCAAGGCACAATCGACGAGGGCGTCGGTGTTCGACGTCGGGTTTACGGCGACATTCTCATAACGATAGCAAAAGGGAAAGGACATTATAAACGACATCATCAAAGAAAGGAAAGACGATGAAAGAAGAATGGAAGCCCGCGGAGCTGCGGGCGACCTCGGAGGAGATCCGAGGGGCAGTAATGCCGAAGTCAATCACGCCGGACATGGTGGGCGGGACGCTGCTTGGCCTTGTGAACGCGGTTGGCGAAGTGGTGGAGGTTCTCGGGGAGATACCGCGGGAACACGTCACGGTAAAGGTGCGGGGCTATGACGGCACCGCGGGAGTGAGCGGCGCGGGGGCTACGGTGTGGCTCGACGTGTTCAGCTCAAAAGGTTACCCGGCTGTTTCGCTGCCAAGGCAGGAACTGACGTGCGACGAGGCGGGCGTTGTGGAGTTTGACATCCCGCACGGCTACCGCTACGCCGTGTTCTCGCAGATTGCGGGGCTTGGTGCGTCGTTTCAGTTTGTCGAGGTGTCAGCCATCGAAAGCAGGACTCTCGAACTATGGAACCTCCCCATCGGCGTCCACGCCCTCGGATATTGCGACATCGGCTATGACGGCGACGAAGACGGTAACGGATCATATTACCGAGAGGTGCCGTTCATTACCACGAATGTAAGCGACGACTACGCGGAGTATCAGGCCGAGGCCGAGTGGGATATAGACACCGAAAAGGGGGAATATACCGACGGAAGCAGTTTCCTCGGCATATTGGTGAGCACCGCAGACACATCGTTTGTTATGACTCCCGACTCGCTGTCAAAGGAAACGATGGTGTGGTGCAAGTCCCGCGACTATGCGACATATATCCCCACGATGCCCTATATCAACAACAACGGCACCGGCGAGGCATGGGAAGACTGTCAGAACCGCGCCCGCGCCGACATGGACGGCAACATGAACACGGCAAAGCTGCTTGATTTCTGCGTGGAGCCAACGGCGGCACTATTCTGCGCGGGATCAGACTATATGTATACGGAGCAACGCTTTCTGCCGTCGGTGGGACAGCTATATATAATGTGGCTGAACCGCACGGCCATCAATGCGCTGATGACGACGTTCAACGACCTCGGAATGATGAGCGGCACCTTTCAGCTTTTACCTTATCAGAATGACAAGGGGTCGTGGCAGAATCCTAATGGCCACTACGAATATTGGTGGTCGAGTACCGTTTATAATTCAATCTGCTCGTGGGTTGTCTACTCCAATGGCACTATCCGCTACAACGACAGCGACACCAGTTACGACGTGCGGGCGGTGTCGGAATTTCAGCAGAAAATAAATGAACAGCCAACCCGGAAATATGACCATAAGCTACGACAGTCTTTTGCTTGCGTATGAAGACTGCCGCCGGAACAAGGCGTGGACTGACGCGGCGATCGCTTTCGAGATACACTACGAGCGGGAGCTGCTGAGGCTGCGCGACGAGATAAACAGCGGGAAGTATGTGCCGGGGGCGTCGATAGCCTTTTTGGTGGAGTGGCCGACGAAGCGGGAGGTGTTCGCGGCGATGTTCCGCGACCGCAATGTGCAGACGTGGATAGCGCAGCGGATCAATCCGCTGTTCGAGGCTCAGTTCATTCCGGCGAGTTTCAACTGCCGGGTGGGCAAAGGGACGCTCGCGGCTGTGAAGTATCTGCAGGACACGATCAGGGCGAAGTCGGAGGATTACACCCGCGACTGCTGGGTTCTTAAATACGACTTAAAGGGCTTTTTCATGTCGATCAACCGGGAGATGGTGACGGACAAACTCTGCCGCTTCATCCGGGAGCGCTACAAGGGCGATGACATCGAGACGCTGATATATCTGACGCGGCTGACGCTTCTGAACTCTCCCGCCGACAACTGCATAGTGCAGGGCGACCCGCACGGGTGGGACACGCTGCCCGCGAACAAGAGCCTTTTCACGGTTCCCAAGGGCTACGGTCTGCCGATAGGAAACATCACGAGCCAGCTTGTGGCGAACTTCCTGCTTGACGAGACCGACCACTATCTGACCGAAGCGCTCGGGCTGACGATAGACCGCTATGTGGACGACACGGCGACGGTGGACTGCGACAAGGAGCGGCTGCTGATGGCGATGCCTCTTATCCGCGAGCACCTATGGCAGACCGCCGAGGTGAGGGTCAACCCGAAGAAGTATTATCTGCAGCACTACAAGAAAGGCGTGAAGTTCCTGGGCATGGTTGTCAAGGGCGACCGCCGCTATGTGGCCAACCGCACACTCGGAAAAGCGATGTGCAGACTACACGGCTTCAACAAGATGGCGGAGGCGAAAGGGGCGGCGTGGTGCAAAGCCAACGCGGAGGGCTTCGTGAGCTGCATCAATTCCTATCTCGGCCTCATGCGTCAGGGGCAGGAATACGGTATGCGCCGGGCGTTCTGCGGTCAGATCGGCGAGGCTTGGCAGAAATACATCGTTATCAACTGGGACTTCACAAAGATAGTCCTCAAACAAAAATACAAACACCGCGAGCGGATAAAGCGGATGCTGCGCCGCAAGCGGAAAAACGCAATAAGAAACAAAACACCAAAAGCAAAACGAATGACAGCAAGAGTTTTCAGCGGGAGCGATAATGTTCCCGTCGCCGTTGAGCAGTTCAACACCGGTCGCAAAAGGGGTTGTATTGTTCGTTGGGACTTCGAGCCTGTCAAGACAACAATCCCGGAAGTGGACAAACGTGCGGCGTTCCGCAAGCGCAAGGCTCTGAGCCGTGCCGCCAAGAATGGGACTCCGCCACCTGCCGAGGAGCAGCAGGGAACGGCGGTGGACAGCCGCCTCGTGGCATACTCTGAAATGCGCTATATCGGCGTTCCCGACCCGGAGCGTGTGGTGGCCGACATTCAGTATGACCTCGACCTGCGCTATGGCGAGGCGCCGCGCCCGGAGATTGATTTGGATGCTTACCGCTCGGCCATAGCCGCGCTCAACAAGGCGTGATGTCATGGCTCGGTCAATCGCCGAGATAAAGGCTCAGATTTGCGAGACCTTTATCTCGCAGGACGCTATCCGCACCGGGTACGGCCTGAAAGACAAACAATCATTCGACAAGGCATTTTCGCCCGTGTCGTTGGAGAGTCTGATGTTCTACGTTGTGGCCTCGTGTATATGGCTGCTCGAAAAGCTCTTTGACCGACACCGCGAGGAGGTGGACGCGAGGATAGAATCCCTGCGTCCCCACACGTTGCGGTGGTATGCGACGAAAGCCAAGGAGTACATGCGGGGCAAGGAGCTGATAATGGAGGACGGCGTTGTGGTGGCCGACCACTACGACACCGACGGCATGACCGACGAGGAGATTGAAAAGGCTCGCGTGGTGAAGTATGCCGTGGCCACGGAAGACAACACGCAGGTGTTTATCAAGGTAGCCGCCCGCGGCAACAACGGCCAGCCTGAGCCGCTTGGAGATGAAGACCTTAGCGGTCTGAAATGTTACCTTTCGCAGATAAAGGACGCGGGAGTGGCAATAAAGGTGCTGAACGAACATGCCGACAATATGCGCGTGGAACTTGTGGTGCTTTATGACCCGGCCATACTCACGGCACAGCCCACAGACAGCGGCAAGCCCGACGCTGACGGATATACAGCCATCCGGCTGCTGTATAACGGCAAAGACGTGATAACGGAGGCCGTGAGCCGGGTAATATCGGAGCTGCCTTTCAACGGTGAATACCGCAACTCTGACCTCATGGCCGCTATTCAGTCCATCGAGGGCGTCAAGGTGGCCGACATCGTTAAAGTCGAGGCGGCTGCGGGCGGCTCGGAAGCCTATTCGCAAGTCGTCGGCTACCGACGCCCATATTCCGGCTATTATGCTCTAAAGAACCTCACGGTCAAAGGCCGTCCATATCAGAACGCGGAATGATTTTCGACATCAATTTTGACAAATGGGTAGCTCTGATGCTGCCCACGTTCCTGCGCCGCCGTAGGCTCTACGCCTTTATCCGTGCGTTGTGTGCGCCGCTGTATATCGGTGAGGAGAGCGTGTATCAGCGCTTTCTGCAGATGCGGGGAGGCCATATCTACCGACTGAGCCACAACGGGCAGGTGTGCTATCTGCGAGCCGCCCTCAACGATGCTTTCGGCCTTACAAAAGGCTTTGAAATCGACGACGCGGACGAGTACGAGGGCGAGTGGATCTACGCCAAAGACCCGACGATGCCGCAGCAGCTCCTCGCCGTCGACGAGCACAAAAATCCGAAGCCCGGCGCAAATGATCCTCCCCCGGAACACCCGGTGCCCTTGCTCGCGGACGAGGCGAGGCTGAACGCTCCGCGCAATGCTTTCATCGTGCGAGTGCCGGGCAATATCTACTCGACACAACTCGACAAGGTCAAGGCCATAGTCGAGCAATACAGAATTTTATCCAAAACACCAGTTTACACCCGAACAAAATCAGTTTATGGACAGAGCGGAATACTTATCGACGGCGGTCGCAAGCGGTGGCAATGGCCTATATCCGTTGTCAACTCAGGGTCTTCGTTTATACAAGACCAGATAAACTTTTTACAGGCGTTCGCAAGGATAGGCGGTAAATACTACATCCTGCTTCGCCCTGACGAGAAGCACGACGGCATCATAGTCATCGACGGCGAGGTGATGCCTCTGAGAGCGTCAAAATTGCCCGGTATCGGCATCAAGGTGAGGGAAACGAAAGAGGACGTCACCGCCGACGGAACTAACTACAAGGATGCCCGAATATACCGTTACGCAGAATACGTCGCAAACATACCAATCAAGCCGGACACGGTCAACGGCCATTATCCGGCCTCGATGTTCACCGAGATAACCACCAATGACCAGTTGGCGAAGAAGCTGCAGGAATATGTGGCCGTCAATACCGAACTCGCCAAGAAGCTGACGGTTCTCTCTACCGACAGCCTCACCCGCGTCCAGCTCGATGCGCAAAAAGACAACGTGCGCCTCAACTGCCGCAAAGGTTGTTTCGTACTCAACGGGGCGCCGGAATACACCATCAACGTCTATCGCCACAGCGCGAACAATATCACCCAGGAACAGATCCTGCCCGACCTGCGCCGTTACGTCCGCTATTGGGACAGCAACAAAAAGACGTGGGGCGGCTTCTTCCCGGTAACGGAAAATCTCCATATTGACGTCAAGGTGGTGAGGGGCTCGACGGTGTATGTCCGCCACGGGTTTATCCCCGAGGGTGTGCAGCTCGTCCTCCTGCGCAAGAAGAAGCGCAGCCGCAAACGCCGCTCCGGCGGCACCACGGGCACCAACGCCGCATGGCAGGGCAAGAGTGCGCTCCGACAGCCCAAGAACCAATATGTCCACTATAAGGGCGTGATACTCTCGACCTCGTCGCCTAATAATTGGTATGTGCCAAAATGTATCGGCGTGACCGACAAGGAGGACAACAACCTTATCGGCAAGGAGCTCGGCAGAATCTGCGAGGACATGATAGTGATGGTGAGCGGAGGCGTCGGGGAGATCGCCGCAGAAAACGGTCTCTACAAGGTGGTCGGCACCCGCGTGAAGGCGTCGAAGAAGGGCAACAAGGCCAAGACACAGGCGGCTTGCTACGCCCGAATAGCGTTGCAGTTTGCCGCCGCCGGAAAGACGTTCAAGAGCGCGGGCGGTGAGATGGCGAGAATGAAATATCGTCTGTGGTTCCACCTCGACAAGAAGACCAACAAGACGGTCGTCCGCCGTGGGTTCTCTGCCGATTAGGCACAAAAAAAGAGGGGCGGTGGAAACTGCTCCTCTAAAAACCCCGGCGGACGTATCACTTTATATGCTCTGTTGTGGAATCTTATAGGTTGTCGCTGACGCTTCGGTCGGTGCTTCGTTCAATTCCATTTCAACGGGGTCGTTAAGTTGCTCAATCCCTGCTGTAAGACGTGGAAGAACCACGATAACTTTCAAGCGAGAGGGAATCGCACATACCGCACACACCATTCACCATCTTGTAATCGAAATCGCAAAACTCTCGAGGGTGTAATGCATGGCACAAAGGTAATGGTTAAATTCCTAACTCCAATTAAAACCGATGGAAAAATGACATAAAAGGCAAAAATATGTCGGGGGGAAATAAAAACAGCCCCCGACCAGATAGTAAAGGCGCCAACCACATACTATCACAAGACGCGACACACCGCGCAGTCGAGGGCTGTTATAGCCTTTTGACCGCCGTGTGTCGCGTCTCGTTTATGTGGTTGGCAGTGCAAAGTTACGCAAAAGGGGCGAGATTAGCAATTTATCACTCACAAAACAACCAAATCATTATTGAATGACGTTATATGACGCATTGACAATCAGCGGCCACACACTCGCCGCCATTCGGGAACTCGGATATAAAGCCGGGGACGAACGCTATATGCCTATGTTCCGGGACTACCTTGAGATGGTGGCTCGCGGGGATAAGATAACCTATGCCGTGGCAATCGTGGCTAACAGATACGGAATATCGGAGCGCACGGTCTATAACGTCGTCAAGAGGTTCTCCGCGCACTGCAACGGAGGTGCAGCGGGATGAGTCGGGAAAATAGTGCGGGGAGGCTGTTCCCGCACTAACTTTGCGGTGCAAACCAAAACAAAGAGAATGGCAAACAATTTCAAATATCAGCAGCAGTATGGCGTGATCGTCATCTGCAAGGACGAGGCCGAGCAGAAGGCCGTCTATGAGCGCCTCGCGGCGCAAGGTTTAACCCTCAAAGTCGTGTGTGTATGAAGATAGAGGTCAATCACCGCTGCAGCGATTTCAACAGCTATCGCGCAGCCCGAGTAAAGAGCCTTTTCAACGCCGAGAATGGCTGCGACTGGCACACCGTGGCAGAACTGCCTATCGAGAACAAACCGTGGCAAATCGGTCTCATTGTCGGGCCTTCGGGCAGTGGCAAGACGAGCATCGGGAGCCGGATCTTCCCGGACGCTCCGATTTATGACCTATATTCGGGGTGGCGTGATGACGCGCCCATTGT